CGAATCGCTCATTTCGGATAAGGCATAACTTTGAATTATCCGTCGCGTGTTGTTTTCAAAGTATCACTTTGCGCGTGATATCCCGATATCGCTTCCCCAAAACACAGCGAGCCGGACGGGTTTCCCCGCCGGCTCTCCCGGTGCTGTGGTGTGGGCCTGCATGGTGCCAGGGCCGTAGGCTATGACGGTCCGGTGCTTTCGAAATGCTCACAAGCTTGACAATCGGCTTCTGTGACGTCCGTTTTGAGCAGTCTGCAAATATGTAGTTGATCGCAGCATCGACGGCGTGAGCCGCGATGTGTGCATACACTCGTTTTTATTTCTTCACGCAACACACATGCCTCACAGGTTTCTTGGAGCACGAACAGCATGAACTGTGCCGCAGATTGATGCTGGCAAATAGTGCCAGATAAAAACCTGCACGTCACAGATAATTCAGTGCGATCGTCATCGTCGATGGACATGTAATGCCTAGAAATGTGTCACGTCGTGGATTGTATGCTGTCGGCTCATGAGTCAATACGATACCACTGCCGTCAAAGTCGTTTGAACAATCAACTTCTTTACGATATATGGCAAAGCCACCTCCTGACGGCATTGAAAACGCTCCTCCACCAGGTGGCTTAAAATCAATGCATGCATAAGGAATATCCGGATATCCAGGCAGTCCAAAACCTGCAGTGTCGGCTGGATCTGTTTCAGAAATACTCCACCAACTACGATTTGTAATTGCTGCCGTAACGAACGTCACGAACGCATCCGCTCGCCAATATTTGACTGCCGAAATAGTTTCGATATAGACTCTTATAGCGGTAAAAATAATCTCGGTGCGGCACGTCCATCGTTGCGTGCTGCCAGTCATCACCAGTGTAGTACATCTGGAATCACTGATCGTCGTTATTACTCGATTCCATGGATCTGACGCGTTCACGGCATTGACTGGCTCGTAAAGCGTACCAACTTCAAGCTCTGAGTTAACCTGTACTGCCGGGAAATTTTTTGACGCGACACTGTGATACACTGCCGGAATTGCTGTGCAGTCATTCCATAGCCACTGGCACGGGTATACATTTACTGTTGTTCCGGTTTGATTTGAACCAAAGCCGTTCGTGATCGTGGCCGCTGGTGCTTGCCACAGTTCCAAGGTTGTTGGTATGCCGTTCGGTGATTTGAAATATTGCGTTGCTGACCAAGTGATATCTCCCAGAGGCGCGGTGTACACTCCATTGCACGCATTAGTGTCACCATCACTGTAAGCAAACCCGCTAAAACCACCGTGCGTGACAGTGATTTTTGACCAATCGATTCGGAAACGTTTGTTTGCACATCCAAAGCATGGGTAAGGATCACCGCAACAGCAAAGACTCATAAACATTATCGAGCCCCCATCGGGCCGCAATCACCCACAAACCACCAGTGCCCGTCAATCCATTCGGCTTTACCAAACGTGTCGGCTTCGTATGATTGGCTTTCGCTGTGATTCCAGACGGTGATCTGGTCTGTTGTCTCGGTGTATTCCTCGTCCACATCGAACCACGCGAGACGCGTTGCAAGGCATGATGTCGCGCCGGTTTTGGAATCAGTGGCGACGTCTAGGGCTTCGTCGAGAATGACAGTGATTGGCGGCTGCGTGCCCATTGGTCGCGGACCACGTGACGTGATGCCAACGTTTGGCGTCGCCTGCCTGCGAAGATAATCTTGCCACAGCAGGCGACCTTGTTCAACAGAGAACGCAGCGAAGTCTGTCATCAGCCTTTAATGTCCATTACGAAATCAATGTTCGCGATCGTCGGAGTTACGGCAGTCACCGTCGCCGCGTCAGTGCAGGCAATCGCAATTCGAACGTCAAGAATGTCACCTTTTACCAGTGACGTCGCAGTAATCGTAAACGTTTTGTCAGCAAACGTCAGGCTATTAATTGATTGTGCCGCAGTGGCACACAGATCAGCGCTGATGCCGCTGGTTTTGTCGTGTCGATAACATTCGACATCGACCGTACAGGACGTGTCGGCAATTGTCGTTTTCATTCCAGCCGACAAAACAATCGTAAACGTTTCCGCGTCGTCGTAGCATTCAGGGACGACGAATGAAAAGCGAGCGTAGCGAGTCGTTGCACCAGCCGCCTTCAGATCGCCTGCCTGCACCATCGGTGGAGCCGTGCCGAACGTGCCGCCAATTAAGGCCAGATCGTCGGTTGCTGCCGTTCCAGGTAGATTGGTGTGGTACGCGTCCCACACTCTCAGCAAGGTGAGATTGACCGGGAATTTCTGGTTTGCGTCCTGAACCAGAATTGTCGAGCGTGTCTGTGCTGACACACCATTTGATGGAACGGAAAGCGATCCCCGCAGTGTAATATTTTCCGAGACGATCAGTGTATCGGTGGTCGATGGCATTTTATATTCCTCAGACTAACCCTAGTGCGGCATATGGAAGCGAGCCATAGACCTGAGTGTATTTGAAAACAGCGTTGTCCGGATTGGTTTCTAACGTGCCGTCGGTTTTCAGCAGCACAGGCTTCGCGACTTCAACGCCTTGAGAGTCAGTAGCACGTTTTACAACCGACCCTTCCTTGACGTAATAGCCTTCGTGTCGCCACCGTTTGTACCACGCCTGTGCGTCCGTCGCCCCTGCCAGCCCTTTACGGAATTGAATCCGTGCAGTTACGTCCCAACCTTCGTTTACCCCTCCATAGGTGAAAGAGTTCTTGGCACTAAAGCCCACTAGGCGTGCAGTGCCGGGAGCCCATCCAAGAAACGTATCGGAGTTCGTAGCGTGTCGATATTCTGCAATTGCAAACGTGTTAATCGATGAAAACCGCCGTCTAATCACGCACATCTGGTCAGCGAGGTCCATCGTTAGACCCTCGACCTTTTCGCCATTTGCCGTGACGATCGCTCGTCCGTTGTAGTCGCGATCGATGGCTTCTGCTGACGCTGTATCACTCCATTCGACCTCGACAGATTCGGCCTCATAATCTGGCGACTGAACGCCCTCATAGCCAACAGTGACAACCCACAGCGTAGGGCCCAACGCGTTGACCGTGTAGTTCTTCGCGTAACTGTACGCTCCACTCGGATGCTGTTCGCCAAGTGCCGGAATGCCAACAGCGGACACGGCCACAGACGCGTCGTCACCTATTTCGCACAATACCTGCCACGCTTCGGTGAATTGGTACTTGGCAGAAAAGATGCTGAAGTTTTCAGACGAAAACTGTCCGCCGCGTTTTGACCACATTTGAGTGACGTCAATTACGCTCATGCGACTGGCACCAATACGGAACCTTTAGCGGTGTTCTCTGCGATCTTTCGCTGTGCGTCGAGACTTTGCGCCTGCAAAGCGTTTTGCTTTGCTATCTCAGACTTAACTCCGTCGAAAGATTGTTTGAGCTTATCCATCGGCCCATTACCTTCACCACGCGTCAGCAGGCGTGATTCGCTCGCCTGCAGTGGTCCTGTTTCGGATTTCTTATCCGGCCCTACCTTCTTTCCGTCCTGCTCTTCCTGTTTCTTCTGCTGCAGCAGATCCAGGGATGCTTCCTCTGCTGCGATAGCTTTCGCCGTCGCTTCGTCAACACCTTGATTGATTAGTGACTGAACTTTCGCTGCCTCTTTGCCGCGTTCGAGTTCGATCCGTCGCAACTCCAGACGTTCGGCTTCAGATTTGATGAGGTCATCGAGACGCTGCTGTTCCTGTTCAGCTTGCTGCAGGGCCTGTTCCGCAGCGCGTTGTTCTTCATCACGAATCCGCTGGCGTTCCGCTTCGAGTTCCTTTTCCGCTTCCATCTTCGCATGAATTGCGTCGCGTTCTCGCAGCAACTGTTCCGCCTCGCCACGATCTTCAGCAGTTGTGTTTTTCGCTGCCTCAATTTGCAGTTGCTCTTCCTTCGATGCCTTGAGCAACTGCACTTCTTCGCGCAATGTAGCGAGATACTTCTCTGATGCGTCTTTGGCTTCATTAGCAGCAGCCAATGCCTGCCGTTCCTGCTCTCGCACAGACACCAGCATCTGGATTTCCTGACGCTGCTCTCGCAATGTTGCAAGACGTTCTTTGTCAGATTTCAGCAGCTCCTGAGCTTCGACCGCCGTCGCTTTTCGCTCGCCAGTAATCTGCCACGCTGCTGCCCAAGCTTCAACCGCTTTTTCGCCTTCATTCACGTTCATGGTGACGGTGGCGAGATCCTTATCAAGCTTGACAAGCAACGCTTCGTAAGCTGCTTTTTTCTTCTCTGGATCGCGTATCAGCTCGATGTCTTTTTGCTGGCCTGAAGTCATGCTGGAACGCAAACTGCGAAGCCTGTCGTCTAATTGTGCGGCAGCATCCTTTGCCCGCTGCATCTCTCGCTCGAATTTCTTCGTTTGAAAAATGAAGTCACCGAGGGCTTTTCCGATAGTTCCGCCGATAGTAGCAGCCAGCCCGATCAGCCCCAGCTTGAACGTCAGAGCACCAGCGCCGCCAGCGTTAGCAACTTCACTGAACTGCCCGACCTTTTCCGTGGCTCCCGCGATTTGCGACGCAAAACTCGCAAACTCAGAACCGCCTGCAAGAGATGCGAGAGTGCCGACGAATTCGGTTGTCACTTTTGCCTTTTCTCCAACCTCTTTGATGGAGTTATTGGCCTTGCTCATTTTCTCTGTAAGCGATGCCTGAGCCGCAGCGAATTGATCCGCTGTCAACGCTCCAGACTTATGCAGAGCTTCGATCTCCGCCAACTGCTTCGCGTACCGGTCAGCCGGTTCCTGCAACTGGCTCATGATCTGTTCAGCCCGTTTCATCGACTGAACCATGTTTGCGGAAGACTCAGCGAATTTCTGCGACGCCTGATCGTCGGCCTTAATCAGAATTTCGACTGCTTCGCTCATTGCGGACTTTTCTTTCTTCGGACTCGAAGAACGCCACGGCCTGAATAAAACTTACTGACTGATCGAGAGTTCCACCGGAAACTGGCGGAAGGCCCTTGCCAAACAGGTCAATCAGATCGATCAAAGTCACCATTTTTCCGCAGTATGAATTAGGACATCCATCCAGCGAAAACACACCCTCAACACAATGGCTACAACCAGTTCCGTCACACACAGGACATTCAATATCGATTCGATGTTCTTCGGTGCTCAGGCTGTAACACTTCCCCGGAGTACATGACCGGCACAGCATGCCGCCACGTATCAAGGCTGCTGTTCTAAGCTTTTTTTTTCCTCTGGTGTGACGTGCTGGTTGTACATGACTTTTCGAAGTAACTCACGAGCCTCCTGGAACGTCAGTACATCCCGCAACGCTTCAGCCGAATACTCGATTCCACCCATGTTGGCCCAGCCAAGAATCACGTTACTGAGCACAGCAACTGTCGCGTCAAACAACTGAGCTAAGGTGAGCTTGTCGTTTTCTGCCCACATGTCGAGGACTTCGCCAACTTTCTGCTGTCCTCGCATTGATTGCGACTTGGCATAAAAAGTTGGGCGAGTTGCTTCAGGCTTATCCTGATCACAATCCAATACCACCGGATACTTCTGGCCCGGCTCGAGTGAAATCGGCATAAACTCTTTCAGTCAAACGTGATTGTCAGTTCTGTGTCAGCACTGCTGCCCTGAGTCGCCAGCCAAGTGAGGTTGTCGACCATCATGTCTGATCGGTTGCCTTGCTGCTTGTTTTCCAACTGTGCTTTTGGTGCTGCGATGGTGATCGAAGAACCAGAAACGCCGACCTGAATCGACAACGCCTGTGCAGACGAGGTCAACCACAGTGCGTCTCGGTCCTGTGTCGCGACCAGTTCAGATTCTGGATCTGCGGTGATTACTGGCGCTCGGTTCGTGACCAGAGCGGAAACGTATCCGGAGCGATCACTGGCGTTGACACATTCCCGCATGATGACGCTGTTGCCTGCGTCTACCTCAAGCGTTGATGTGCAAAGCGCTACGCTGTTCCAAGTCAAAGCACCCTGAGCAAACCGGAGCGGTGAAACTGTCGGGTATGTCGGTGTGATAAGTGCCGTGTCGGTTTCGTTGCTGCTGTATTTGCCAGTGAACGTAAACTCGATGTAAGCCACCTTGCCAGTCGGACAAACGATTTTCCAAGTGCCCATTGCACCAGTCAGCAAGGAACGCTTGCCGTCTTTGTAGTGTCCGATCGTCAATGTTTTGACGTTACTTCCGGGACCTTCAGACTTTGGTGAAAAGACGGAACCGGCTGCCACCCATCCACAGGCCGGAAGCAATACACTTGCCCAGTTCGGAACGTCGGTTCCGTTGTACGTGAGATCGTGAACAATCGTGCAAGTTCCGGTCATTCCTTCCGGAATCGACGTCAGGTAGTTGAAACCACCTTGACCTTCACGACGAGTCATTCCGACGTTGGGCTGAATTGCAAAGTCGCGAGCGTTGTAAACGCCTTCAGCACCAGTGAGCGTTTCGGCCGTTCCAATCGTTGTTTCGGTTTTGGCAGCAAACACAGCGCGACGTCTGAGCAATGGCATTGATTCTGTCCTATGTTTTCACGAGCCCTTCAGCCCGCAAGATATTGAGATTGATTCGTCGGTTGATCTGTTTCATGAGTTCTGACTCGATATCAGAAACCAATGGCGCTGCCAGATTGTTTTTCACATAGGCCCCGTATGCCGAGACGCCTTTTTTCTGTTCGATTTGTTGTCGCATTTTTCCTTGATAGCGACCCTTCGTCATTTTCACATTTCCGCCAACTCTAGCAAAAACGTTTCCTTTCCAACTCGGCTTGATTACGCCCGGCTTTGGTCCTTGAAAGGCTCCATCAATGCGTGCGCGTCCACCATGTTTTGAAATTTTGTAGCTGACGCCTCGTTTGTCTTGCCGTGCTCCAAAATGTCTAAGACCCAGCCGCGGTGTTTTCTTTAGTTGCACGACAGCAAACAAACTTCCTTCCGCTGCACTGGCTCGAATACTGATCGGCTTTTCCGCTTCGTCTTTCTTCAGATTGATCGTGTTGCGAACATCTCGACCCATCTGCAGTTTTGTTTTTTTGCTGACTGCGTTTATGGCTGCAGCCAGTTCCTTCTTCATCTTCTTTCCGGCTCTGGCCGTTGCTGTTGCCAGCCTGTCGAGTTGGGTTTTTCGTATCTCTACAGACAGCATCAGTTTCGCACCGTATACGGATCGCCTTCACTCACTCGAAACGTCACCATCACAGGAACTGCAATTCCGTCGTATCCACCGTCAGACGTTGCCGTTTGCTGCGATCCGAAGTCCGCATTGATCGCGTTTCCGTCGAACGTGTGCCAAGTGCCGGAGGTTCTGATTGCCTTGTGTATCGCTGCCTCTGCGACGTCTTCGTACAACTCAATCGGAGTAGAATCTTTTTCACTCGGAGCGATATGAACACGCACAAGAAACGTTTGCTGATATGCGATTGCCGGCGGATTGC